GCCACCCTGTGCAAATTGCGGGATGTTTGGCGAGGGCAAGAACGGAATCTGAGGCAACCCTAGTTTTGACAGGGCATTGTTTGCACCAGAAATGATCCTGTTTATTGCACTGACAACAGACCTAACTGCGTTTCCAACACCATTAAGAACACCATTCATAACTCCCTTAATCATGTTGGCAGCAGCCTCAAATGGTGATCTCAATGCGTTGCCAATTTGACTCAACGTATCGACCAATCCATCATAAACGAACTTTCCACCCTCAATGACTGGCTGCACAAATATGTCGTTAAAAGCCTGGGCTGCGCTCTTAATAGTTTGCCCAATCGAATTAAACGCTTGACCTATTTCATCTCTAAACGTAAAAATTGCGGCACCAGCTGCAACAGCTAACGCGACCCAGCCAACGGGGCCAGTAAATACAGCAGCAAGAACAGGAGCCAAACCCTGCACTGCAGCCACCACCGGACCAATAGCAGTGACTAAACCACCTAACAGAGGCCCAATAGCTGTGATTGCAGTGACCAATGGAGCAAAGACAAAAGCAACACCAGCAATGCCGCCGAGAGCCACAATTAAGCCCTGCACTGGGCCTGGCAATGCAGTGAAGCCAGTCACTAAGCCTTCAATGACAGGGACAATCGCTTCGAGTGCTGGCAGCAATGCTTCAGTGACCTTCAGAGCAAGGTCGCCCAGCTTCTCCTGCACACCTTCAAGCTTGTCATTAAAAGCAGCTGCTTTGTCTGCAAAATCCTGAGTCAACGCGGTGCCCATTCCACGCACTGCATCGCCACCACTGTTGAGCAAGGGAATCAACTCAGAGCCGAGTCTTTGCCCAAAAATTTGAGACGCCAGTGCAGCCTTCTCAGTGCCATCTGGCAGTTGCTGGAACTTGTCAGCCAAGTCCAGCATCACCGCATCGGTTTCTCTTGCCTTACCGTTTGCATCAGTCAGACCTACGCCAAGCCTGCTGAATGCCTCGGCTGCCGGGCCAGTGCCTTTGACGATTGCATTATCAATGCCACGAGCAAGAGCAGGAAAAGCATTTTCAAGGCTTTGAATACTTGTGTCGCTTAGTTCTGCAACCTTGCGGAACTTGTCTAGCGTCGGCGCTGCAATGCCAGTTCGCTGCGACAGCTTCGACATTGAATCAGCAGCGTCAAGATTGCTTTTCGCAAAAGCTGCAATCCCTGCCACACCTAAAACAGGCAGAAAACTGCGCATGGCACCAAGCGCACCAGACGCAGCGCCACGCAAGCGGCCCATGGCCGTGGTTGCTCTATTCGTCTGTCCCGTAACCCGCCCTAATCCTTTTTCTAACCCGCCAATCTGACTTTGACCAACAACGTTCGCCTTGATAGTCAGCGCGGTGGTCATGTCCATAGCCATGGCTATTTCTCGCGCTGATTAAGGGTCTCAACCACTGTAGCTTCGATGGTCTGCAAATCATCGAGCATCTTGCGCGGCTCTTTGACCTCATACAACTCAAAAACCCAGCGCACCGCGTTGTAATCGAGCCCCACAATCCCTGTAGCTCCGACACGCCATTGCGTCTGCAGCCTTAAAAACATCACAACAGCAGGCCAGGCAGCAGGAATGACCTCAAAGTCTTCAACGCGCTTTTTGTCTGGCATCTCAAGGCCGAACAGCTTCGCGTCTTCTGCTGTGTCGTCGATCTCTACGCCGCCAGCCCAATACTTAGCGGCGCCTATCAGTTTCCCCGCTTCTCCTCCACAAGCGAGTTGAAGAAAGCCTCAATAAGCGTGCCGGCCATCATTGGCAGCTCTAGCAGCTGCTCTTTAGTCCGTCGCGTGTAAGGGATTGGCTCACCGTCTCCGTCAACGATGCCCTCCCAGCCAACAACAACCTCATCAGCAATGCTTACGTCTGAGATCTCAATCTCAGCGCCATCAATGCGTTGCTGTACAAGCTCTTGAATCTCAGTGATGCGAGATTGAGGCAGACGCTTGAATTCTGCCTCAAACTCTTGCTTCTCTCGCCGCCCTCCTGATACAGGCTGCCGATAAACAATCGGCCAGCTGTAGGAATCAGAGTCCTTAAGGACAAGCGCCATTAGGTCATCACAATTTGGAACTCATTATTGCCTGCCGATGTTGGCGTGGCAATGTACGGCAAAGTTAGCATCTGAATGCCATCTTGATCGCTGTAAGAAGGACCGCCAAGGTCAATCTGTCCAGCAGTGAAGGTAACAATGTTGCCAGCCGTGCTTCCGTGCTGGAAGGTCAGGTTTCCTGTACTGCTGCCAGTGGCTGCAGTAAAGAAGTCTTTAGTGGCAATCGTTGTTGCCTCAATCACGCACTCACCAGAGGGAGCGCGGTTCACAACATCAATGCTCTTGGTTCCGCCAACCAATTCGCGGTAGATCACCTCGTTAGCCAGCTCAAAGCTCAGCGACTGCACTGCACCGCTGTAGCTGAACACCTGGAAGCTCGACGAGTTGCCGTTCTTAAACACCAGCGGGGCAGCCTGGTTTGCATAAGTCGGCGCGCTGATTGAAACGTCAGAGGGAGCATTGAAGACGCCGGTCATCTCAAAGGAGATAAACGGAATAGCTCCGACCTCAGCGTTCAACGTGAAGGTGCCACGGCAACCGGTTGCTTTATGCAGGACACCATCATTGTTGAAATAGATGGTGACTGACTTAGGCGTTGCGTCACTGTTCGGCGCGTAGGTGACGCTTGTTGAGGAAACAACGGTTTCTGTGCAACGGCAAGCCTGCAGCAAAGGACCGTAAGCCGGAGCCGTACCAGCAGACCCAGAACCGGCAAGTTCAACCTCAAAGTTGATCAAGACTCGCTGCTGTGCAAGCAACTGATCAGCCTGGCCTAGGAAAGGACGAATCAACTCACGATTGACCGTGTCAACCTCAAGCGGAGTCACTTCAATGTTCCGCACCAAAATGGCATTACTGCCGACGACAGGCGTTGGGTCGGTCCCAACCGTGGTCTCCAACTTGGCTAGTAACAGCCGCTTACGAGATAGCAGTGGCATGACTAGCCAGCAGGTTTCCTAAGTCGATCTTAGCAAGGTCAACCAGAGCTGAGATCTGTCAATAGGGTCCGGTATTTGACAACAAAGTTCATGCCAATTACGCCGGCTGGCTGATCAGCATCAATCTGCTCAAAGCTCACAGAACCTGGCTCAACGTCGATTGCGTATCCCCCAGCCGTAAGGTCATTCATCATCTTGCTGTGGACATCTTCCACGATCGGATCAGCCGCGTTGTCTGGCACAGCAGAGCGAACAATGATCGAGACACGAACACCCAAACTCCAGTCCAAACGGTCGAGCCTCAGGCTGTACTCAGGCGTGTCACCCGTCGGCTCAATCACAATCGCTGGCGACTCACCGCGACTCAACGGCACAACACGGCTGCGATAGATGCGCGAGCCAACCTGCACAGTGCCAGCAAGGCTTGAGGCAATATCAGCAAGGATTGATTCGCGCTTTGTCGTCATGACTAAGCCCCAGCAATTTCAAAGATGTTGCAAACCACGCTAGGCCGCGCAGGACGCGCGTAGGGACTAGAAATGGCGGCAGCCGCTTTCAGCAAAATGTTTGCATCTGTCGGCGCCCACATGATCTCGATGTAGTCATTGCCTTCAAGCTTCAAGGTGTGATCTAGAAGCAAGTTGTTCGCCCCCTGAACACCGCCGTGCTTTTCAATAACGCTCGCCGTGTTTGCCGTCAGAGCCAAATTCCCTGCATCTCCTGCGTTGTTCTTCCTTAGCCAGAAGTCCACGTCATGGATCTGCGTGTCGTCGTTTGAGAGCTGCAAGTTGACCTCAAAAACGTAAACGCCTGGATGCTCAACGGTCAGCCTGCTACCAGAAATGACCTTAACGCCATGGCTGTGTGCGTTGGCTTTGTTGAAAGTAACTGCTGTTGGCGTGTCTGCTGTTGTCGTTTGATCTGTATCGCTTGAGAACTCAGCCCAATAGCCAGGGCTGCCGAAATACTGAAGACTGTTCCAGTGTTGGCGGCCATTGCCAATCTTTTGATTGCCAGTCTCTTTCTCAAGGCCAATCTCACCTGACAGCAGCAGAGGGTTCCTAGCTGCCCAACCTGCTCGACTGTCAACCTTCTGAATGGCCATTAGGTCTTCTGCAATGAGATCTCGACGAACTTGCCGTCACCGATTGGCCGGTTCTCTCTCACCGTGTAAGCAGTCCCGTCAACGGTGATTGAGTCACCACTGATAAGAGTTCCGAAATTTGAAAAACGGGTGGTGAGGGAATAGTCCGTTGACAGGACCATTCCCCCAGCCAGCACCTCACCGGGCATGTCGAGAATTCCCTTGGCAGTTGTGGCGCCAGCTGTGCAGCTAACGCCAAAGTCAGCCATGAAAACGTCGAGATCCTCAGTGATTGCCATGATCAGCCGTACTTCTTAGAGCCGAGAGCAACAACGCTCAGAGCACCTGCACCAGTACCACCAGCAACGGTGATGACGGCACGGATGTAACGCTTGACCTCATCGCTGTTGATGCGAAGGGTCTCAGTCAGTGCGGTGTTGGCAGTCGTGGTCGTGAAGGCCAGACCAGAGACATCAGCAAAGGTGCTGTTGTCTGCAGAGTCTTGGATCTTCACGGCGTAGGTGATGCCAGAGCCACCGGCTTCAGCATCGAGAACGGCCATGATGTCGCCCTCGTAATCGACGAGATCGACGCCAGTGCGGTTGGCAGTGGCAGTGACCACATCACTTGCCGAAAGCGACAAGAGCGTGGTTTTTGTGCCGAGATTTTGGACGGTCATGATTGTTTAGCCCTCCGGCGTGTAGTGGTTTTCGGCTTTGCCTCTGCCTTAGGCGTTGGCGTTTCCTCAGGCTGCACGGGCTCCACATAAGGAACAGCTGCAGCTTGACCTAGCAGGATCGCTGCATCCGTAGAGGAAGCCTCGACGACTTCCCCAATACGGACGACCTGACCCGCAAGAGTTACCTGTTTACGGATCTCGATCTTCATGATCAGAGGGTGTTGTTACCGCGTGAGAAGCTCGCGCCGTGGCGGGCTGCGATGTCCACATCCTGCAGAGCAACCACGCGGACGGTGCCGGAGGTGCTGCCAGTGAAGGGATCAACCATCAGATCCAGACCAGAGAAGTAAGCAATGATCAGATCGGAGAAGTTACCGAACCACAGATCGTTGCTTGCAACTTGGTTAGAGATCACAGCGCGATAGCCGTTGACCTCACCGCCCTGAAGGATGAACTGACCAGAGCCAGAATCCTTGGTGGCAGTCTTGAGGCTGCCAGCCATTGCTGCGTTCATCACATAAACGGGAGAACCCAGCAGAGCGTTAGCGCCAGACACGTCGCTCTCCAGAGCCACAACCTCAGCGAAGGTCGGGGTGTTGGCGGCGAAGTCTTCGCTCAGAACGCCGGTGGTGTCCTTCAGGCCCAGGGGCTGGTTGGAAGAGCCGGAGCCATAGAGACCAACGCGGTCGATCTCAAGAGCAAGTACACGAGCCAGGTCGGTGCGCACCATGTTCTCCACGTCGATGGAGGACTGGATCATCAGCTTGCGGCTGAAGTCGGTGAAGGCGCCACAAGTCTTGGGCGTCAATGCGACCTGATCGATGGTCTGCTGGGACTCGGTGGGTGAACCGGACTCAGCAACCCAGTAAGCCGTCGCAGCTCCCGACTGACGCGGAATGTTGACGTTGCCGGACAGGCCAGTCAGCACGGTTGCACCAGCTTGATCCAGAGCGGAAGCGTTCCGCAGCAGATCAATGAAGTTGGCGGAATCCAGCTGGGTCTCGACGAGGTTGCCGCCAGCGGTGGCAGTGCCCACGTTCAGATCGCGACGCATCACATCCACAGGGATGGTGATGCCGCGGGAAGCGCGGCCCAGCTTGTCAGCTGCAGCTTCAGATGCCTCGATCTCGAAAGCAGCAGCCTCACGGGCGGCGCGATCGGTCGGGTTGGCCAGGTAGTTGATGGCACGCAGGAAGGAGAAGCTGCGGCTCTCCTTCTCGGTGAGGCCAATTTCAGCGGCCTTCATGTTCACGGGCTCCTCTTTAATGTTGAGTTTTTCCAGCACGGCAGCCCGTGCTTCGTTGATCGAACGGCCAGACTCGACGAGCTGACGGCCCAGATCTTCCATGCCGTGCTTGTTGCACAGGCTGGTCACTTCGGCAATGCGGGAACGCTCAGCCTCAACGGCCTCGGCCCGCACCACTTCCATATCAGGGGTGGTGTTTTCCATTTCAGGAACAGGTGGTGTGGATATTGCTGCCGAGGCAGCGGGTTTGTCTTGTTCCAGCGATCGGTCGAAACCAACGCTGGCGTCAGCAGGAATCGCAACAGCGGAAATTTCCGTTGGACTCCATGAAGTAGCAACAAATTCGCCGCTACTCCTCTCTTCCATCTTGTTGATGGCGTAGCCAAAGCTCACATTGCGAATAATGCGATCTTTGACGTCACGCAAGATTTCTTGCGCGAACTCATTGCGGCTAAACCGCACGCGCGCATAACCGCGACGTTTTTCGTCGTCGATATATGCACGCTCCACAACTCCAATCACGCGATCAGGGTTGTGGTTGAACAACAGCGGTGCGCCGTCGTTCAGGCGACTGAGATCAGCAGCGCCTTTTTCGTGGCTGAGAATTTCGTTTCCGAAGTAGCGAGCCACAGGCTGCTCACTTGAAAAGGGGAAGTCATAAGTGCGATCTTCGACTTCATCGAATGCAGTGTCTTCGCTGCGCTTGTAGGTCTTGCCCTCAAGCCAACGCAATGCCGGGATCTTGGTCAACGCTGAGAACCGGTGGCCCACTTGCACGTCGAGAGCTTCCCAGCCGTCGTCGCCTTCGCGATAAACAGTAATCAGAGCAGCGGGATCATCCTCGTCACCGTTGATGGTGAACTCGGTATCGGGCACGTTGATTAAGCCATCGCGTTCGATGCGATCAATCTTCCCTTTGGCCTGCCCTCCAGATGAGCGCCATTGGACAAAATCGCCAACAGAAAGCTCATCAGGCTCTGCCCTATTCGTGTCCATGCTCCTATCACGAATTTCTTTGATTCTATCTGCTTTGCCGCTACTCCACCTCATTCCTGCTGGGCCTCCCCAAGCCGCTGCCGCCACTCTTCCAGGAGACGGATAGCCATCTTCTCCTGGCCTATATCCTTCCGCCTCAGCATCTACAGCGTGTCGCTCATGCCATGCGTTCATTGCAATAACAACGTCAGCACTTAATTCATCACCACTCAGGATCTGCGTGGCCCTGCGTGCTGCAACCTCAGTGCCGCCAGCTTCCCCGTCAGCCTTCCAATCGCGATAACGCTGCGCCTCTTCCCTCATGCCCTCTGTAGGCATCAGGTCAATCTCAACGCCTTCAATCGTCGCCATCTTCCTGCACCTCCTCCTCGTTAGATACCGGCGGCTCAGTGTCTTCAAAGGCTGGGATCGCGCCCATGCCTAAGCCAGGCTGAACACCACCGCCACCGTTGACCTCGCTCGGATCGGTGTCCGTGATGATGTTCTTCTCGTCGAGCATTGCCAGCTCGGCTTGACGCATCGTCAGCACCTCTTCAATGTCACCGCCTTGCTCGCTGATGACTTGGCCGAGTGTCTTAAAGCCGCTGCGGACTGCTGCCTTATAGGCCGCGACTTCTTTCTGTGGGTCAACCCATTCCCAGCTACGCGGCACCCACTTGCTGGCCCGATAACGATCAGGATCAGTTTCGTAACCCGGCAAGTTCAGCGTTCCGCTCAACACCGCCATGTCCATCCATTTCTCAAAAACGATCTGATGGAAGTTCTCGATGAAATAACGCTGCAAACACTTATAGGTGTCGCGCTCCTCAAGCAAGCTCAGACGGCTGCTGCTGTAGTTCGACTGGCTGTAATTTTTGCTAATGCTTTCAAAGCTCACGCCAATTCCAGCGGCTGCAGCACGCAACATTGACCGCGTAAACGCCTCAAGCTGCCCATCAGGTGCGTCAAGCTGCGGCACCTCTACGCTTTGCCCGGGGTCCAGGTANTNNAACACGCCAGGCTGAAAGTCTGTGACGCGCTCACCATCGACAACGTCATCACCAATCAGCTCGCCCTCAGGGCTGGTGATGAATCCCATCAGCGCGCTGCTAGCCCGTGCACGCACAAGCTCTGCATTCTCGTAACCGTCAAGCATGTGCAGACGCTGCAACGCTGAGGCAAACCAAGTCACACCGCGCGTCTGACTTGGACGCTCAGGGATGAACAGATGGATTACATCATCAGCATCAACACGGATGCGGCGTGTTGTGCGCACATTCCCGGCGTAAACATCGCCGGGATGGTTGGCATAGAAGTTGTAAGCGATCGGGCGCAGATACTCATCGCGCTCAATGCCCATGCGGACAGTCTTGCCGTCCTTGCTGGCCTGCACGTCGTCATCGATTAAATAATCCGACTCCAGCACCTGCAGCGCAAACGGAATGCCGCTGTCACCAAAAGGTCGGCGGATAATCCTGATGAACACCTCACCGGACTCAGCCAAGCTGCGGCACAACAGCCGCTCCATGTCATAAAAGCTCAGCAGGCCGCTGACATCACAACGGCTCTTGTGGCTCCAACGCTTCCAAGCTGCATG